CACACTACACTACACAGCACCCCACATTAAACCCCCCTATATCTAGTGTTATTGTAATATATACAACATATTGTGTTGTGCAAATATCTGCATATATATTGGTAAATACTGCCAACATACTGCAAACATATAACCACCCCTGTACCTGTTTTAAACTTTTCTTACAGAGAGGATGGGTGTTAATTTAATTGAGGTATCTCCACAAAAAAAAATATATAAATCCTGTAACCTTTTTGTAACCTATGCAGTCAAAGTAGTACAAACAAGAAAGGGTAATTATGAAAGCATATAAAATCAAGAAAACATTGGTACAAGAGTTCGTATCATTTGGGGAGACTAGAGAACAGGCGATTGAAAACTTCGAGTATTCTCAAGGGCATGACTTCGACAGTGTAAAAATCAATGGGGAAACCTATGCACAAGGAGAAGTAGTTGGCGGTAAGATAACTGCAACTTCAATGGGTACTGATAACCTTATTGTATTCAATCAAAAAGATTGGAAGTTCGCAAAAGCTATGTGGCTTAGAAATCATAATGATTCGATTATGATTAAAGAGGTTGATGACTCAACTACTCCTGCTCAAAATTATGGTTACGATTATAATAGTGAGCAAATACCCGCAGAGATAAGAGAAGAAATCTATACAATAGCTGATAGATATACAGGTAAAAGCTAACAAACAATAAATTACCCTGTAACCATTTCGGTTGCAGGGTAGTCAAAAGATAAACAAAAGGGAGAGACAAATATGAGTATAGAACCATTAAAAGATGGAGAGCTAGAAAAGATGACTGAAGAGCAGAAAGAACAAAGACTACAAGAAATCTTTAAAGCTCAAGCACTAAGCGGAGAGTTATTCGAAGAGAATAGTTTAGAAGATGAGATTAAAGATTTACTTATGAACAACTTTAAAGATGCTCACGAAAGTTCAATCGATACAGTGCATAAATACATTATGGACTTAATCGTAAGAAAATATGGGGAAGAATAACTGTAACCTTTTTGGTTAAAGGGTAGTCAAAAGATAAAGAAAGGGTAAACAATGGAGAAAGAATACTTAGAGGCAATTACAAAAGTAATTGATTTGGATGTAGAACTTGATTTATTAGATGGTACTACATTTGTAGAATTGCAGAATATACAAGCAAAATTACAAAGAGAATTAGAAGGGTAAAGATGCAAGATACAGGAAACTACATACTAAGTGCAAGAAATGGTAAAGAACATTTTGTACAAGACAGGTTGGACTGGTTGGCACAAGATACAATATGCGGACAGTTTGTGAGGGGTACAACTACCGAGAAAAAATATACCAAATCAGTAAGCTGCAAAAAGTGTATGACTAAAGCAGGGTATATCAAGAAGGAGAAAACTGTTGGACCTGAAAGTAGTCCAGGGGTTATCGGTTATAGGGTAACAATGTACAGAGTGCTTAAAGAGTTCGACAACAACAAAGTAGGAGATATCGTGGAGGGCGATACCTACAACAGAGAAAGGGAAGGGTAAACAATGACAAAAGAATATAACGAAATATATCAGGTGGACAATCTCAAGACAGAAAAGAGAGAGTACAAAGATGATATATGTATAGAGCTACAAGATATAGAGAGAACCTATATGGATATGCAGTTCTATACTGCGGTTCACTACACTGCAAAAGGTTGGTGGGGTAGTGATAACTTTAGACTACGCAGAGATAAAAGAGTAAATAGATACAATGATGGAGCTTGGGAAGTCTCCTGGAGTAGTGGTGGTTTTGAGGCTACCATCAGTCTTATTGAAAGACTTGAGACAGTTCAGCAAATCATGGAAGATATGAAACACTTTTTAGAATTTGGAGAGTTTTTATTTCAAGATGAAACAAAAGCAGAGGAGGAATAATGTACACACAAAAAAGATATAGAGATAAAAGGATAGACAAGAAAAGGTATAAAAGAATACTGTAACCTTTTACAAGTTACAGAGTCTAAACAAACAAAGGGAGAACAAATGAAAACAATATACAAAGAACCTAGATTAAGTAAGCCTGAAGTAAATGTAGTTACAAAGGAAACAAATCTAGTAAGCACAGGGAACTTAAGAAGAGAAGAGGGAACTAGATACGATAGAATCATATCTTATGATACTCCAATCGCTTATGTGGTAGATGTTGAGAATGGTTCGTTCATAAATGAAACTAAAGTAATTTTATGTAATGAGTTTTATTCTATGACTACTGCAGTACACAAGAATATAATAAAGGACTTATATCAAGCATGTTCAGTAGGAGAGTTTGAATATGATGCCTTCGTTAAGAGAGCTGAAAGAGATGGGGTGGATGTTATTGGCGGTTGGAACAACTAAGACAAACATTAATCAAATACTGATTGATGAGACCAAACTACATACTAGAAAATCAAATATGTGGGAGGTCAATAACCCAAGAGTAACTGCAATAGCAATTCATTTCTTAGATGGTATTGAGAGGTCCAAAGACTTTTCATACAATCAGTTGTTAGATATAAAACATTTGTTATATACCTGGATAGATGTACTGGGGAGACCTGATGCAGCTACTGATTTATTACAAGAAATAAAGGAGGAGGAATAATGAAGTTAGATATTAAGAAACTAACAGCAATTTATTTGTATATACAAGAACAACTTGCAAACGAAAATGGAGAGTTTGATAGCGAAACAAATTTATTAAGTGCTGTTGAACGAACAGTAGAAATGATGGAGGAATAATGATTTATATTTTCAGATGTCCTCCAATCAATCATCTTATAGTAACAGAGGAAGAGCCATACCAAGTAGCAGGAGTCTATCCTATTTGTGATGAGTGTTACTGGATAGCTAAAGATGGTAGTGAGTAACAGTTGTTTACAAATAAAGACAACACAGGTAGAATTAAATAGATGTTTATTTTAACCATTATACATCTAACAGGCGAACAAGAGGTCTTTGAATTTGAGACAGAGCAGGATGCACTGGTAAAGATTAGACAGTACAAAGACTTAGTGAGTTGCATTACTAGATTAGAATATAAAGAAACAGTTAGTTAATAAAACTAATTCAAATAGAAAGGGAGTAATGACAAATATTTTTGACAACCCCAAAAGTATTA